TGAATTATTAGGAACTTCCACATCGTCTGCAATCAACAGATCTGCACGACTCCCTGTGATCTGCCCGGTGATACCTACGGATTTTACTGAAGGTGAGATATCAGGAATCGCAGGAGCAACATCAAACAAATTCTGTGTGTCTCTGTTTCCTTTGGAAGCATCAGGAATCAGATGTTCCAAGAATGGTAAGACAAGGATGATTCTCTTTACGAATATCGCATTGGCATCAGCTCTGTCTTTGGAAGCTGATATGATCTCCACTTTTAACTGTGGATTCCTCCATAGTTTCCAAACACAGTAGGCACAAGTCAGGAAACTTTTGGCAACCCCACGGAATCCCTCAAGTATGTATCTGTCACTTGGAGGATTCTGAAGGGTGTCTGCGATATCATACTGTATTGGTGTGGGAGGAGGGAGACCAATGGATCTCCACACGATAAACACAAAGACCCTGAAGTCCTCATAGGCTCTGTCTATCTGTTCTTTTGTCCACTTCATTTAACGACACTCACTACCTTAGGAAACTCAGGGATGTCTTCGACAACCTTCTGCATCTCAGACACTCCGTCTGTTTCAGGAGTCGTCTGAAGTTTGTTCTGATTCAGAAACTTCCGAACCTTCTCAAGGAAGGCTGGGTTTCGTCTCATATCAGGATCCTTCAGACCTTCCAGCAGAGCTTCTACCTCTAACTGGGCAATTTCATCTATCAGGTCTAATTCCACTTTCATAATCCAAAAAACCTCCTTCCAAAACACCCTCGCTAAGGGGTCTATTTTCGCCTGTAAGCCCTCCAAAATACGAGGTAGGTATAACTATACCCCCTACTAAAATTTGAAGGGCTTGTAGGCTGTGCCAATTAAAATTTAACTTATTACATGAATGCAAGGATCCATATTGTTCTTTACAGCTTCCTGCCAATGATGGACAAGCCAAAAGACATCCACATTGTGCATCCTGAAGCACCCTAAGGTCGGCAGAAGTTCCTGAAATGGTTCTTGTGAACCATACCATCCTAGGTTGGATCCCCCTCCATGAATCGCTCTTCCATGATCGTCGATATTGAGGTAAGCCCACCCATAGGCTGCACTTCTGTCTTCGTCATCAGGGTAATCTATGTCGTACCATACAGTATCCCGGTAGACACCATCATCTGCATTACTTCTGTCCCCGGTATCCTGATAAAAATCTGTAGAAATCGGAAGCACCCCAAAGACTTCATAATTTTCGTCTAAAAGGTATACTCGTTTCTTTGTCTTATTTACTTGTACTTCCTTAAGCATATCCTAGGTAATCCTGTCCTTTCTCCCTTTGATAATCTTCTTCAAGTCACTAGCCACAGAACCGACTCCAGCTTCCTCAAGGTTCTCTAGGCAACTGATGAATTCCGTAGCTGTCAGAATGTAGATGACTAATGTTAGCATATAGCCTTTACCACCATAGACATTAATCATCCAGTCTGCCAGTCCTGAGGTTAACATCAGGATGAGATAGGTTATCATTTTGCTCTTGAATCCATTACGCATCCTACTGGAATCAAAAAATCTCAACCTTCTTGACTGCAACAGGAGTCTGAAGCAGTCATAGAGGGTTGAGGAGGATTGAGGATAAAGTGACTTCCACAGTTCATGGGAACAGGCAAGCCAGCGTGTAAGGATATCAAGACAAACAAGAACTGCAAAGATCAGGAACATTTCCAAATGGATACCTAAGGAAGAAGTGAAAATGTAAGTTATAACTGAAGCTCCCATAGAAAACGGAAGATTTTCAGCTATGTTTTTTAAATGTAATTGGATATCCACTTTTCTTTGTCTTCCTTCCTATTCGTTACAGAATGGGGTAATTCTAAATACTAACATACATCTTTCTACATCTTTTGTTACATTTTGGAATTTCCAGCCTATAAAATTGTCCCAATGCATACCGAAAAGTGAGGGTCTTTCGTCTTTGTAACAAAAGGCATAATCTGTGATATTCCAAATATAGCCATCTTTTTCGTTAGTTTTAACTTTGATAATATCATTTTTATGAATATCAATGCCTGTTACATAGTATGAGAATCCATAAGCACAATTCCGATATAACCAAATGAGTCTGCAAATGTAACGCTGGAATCTTTCTAGTAGTGTGAAGTTTCCGTCTAGTATATCTACATATCCACGATATTCACCAATGGTTACTTCGGCTTCTTCCGGGGGATGATATTTGTAGTGTCTATGAAAATCATATCGTGCGAATCGTGGCACATGACCTTCATCGATCATCCAGTCTATATCCAAATGATCATCCCAGTTTTCCCACCAACGGAAGATAGACGGAAGATTCCCGGCTGTATCAGCAAACAGTAAAACTAGAGGATTCGTGAGGTACGCAAAGAGGTTGAAAAGGATGTCAAGGATAGCTAATAGTATCCATTTGATGTACTTCATTGCTACACCTCAATACTTGATTATGTAACGCATGGTAACAGAGGGCGGTTGTACTGTGTTACTGTTGCCGTAGATAGCATTACTGCGTGAAGCATCAAAACTAAAACCATTGGAAGCCTCACTTCCTGCTATTGGTGCATCAATATGTGCCGCCCAAGCATCTGCAGGATATATTGCTTCCGATTGAGAACCGATTAAAAAAACGCCACCACTAACTGTTGCAATACCACCCGTAATATTCGGTAATCCTGCTGTATGTTCTGTTCCTGCTACGGAATTGCCTTGGATAAATTTGTCTACAAGATTCGGCAAGTTAAATGTATCCGTGCCATCTCCTGCACCATAAGATGTACCAATAACTCCAAATAACCTACTGTACTGCGTTCTGCTAATTGCACTACCATCACACAATAACCACCCTTGTGGAGTAGTTTGTCCTGCATAGGCTTGCACACAACCTACTGGAACATTTAACGCTAACTGTTCGTCCATGTAGGCTCTTTCATCAATACTTCCAGTATCTACAATAGTGCCATACGCTTTTACAAGCCACATTCCTACAATGGATTCAGGTTGAACAGTATTTGCATTGCCGTAGATAGAGGACGAAAGGGAAGCATCAAATGTAATACCAAAACGAGTATCATTATTTGACATAGTTGGAGCTACCCAATAAAAAGTACCATCTATGCCATCAGTAAACGCACCAGTTTTACCCCAAGAAGGAGCAGATGTAGCACTACTTTGATTAATCAATTCACCTGTAATATTAGGTAATCCTGCTTGCAGATATGACCCAACCAACTGTGCAGAGCCGTCACTCCCTTTAACCCAACAATGCAATGATGGTACACGGAAAGTGGTTGAACCATCACCATCAGAATAGAAGGGAACATTTCCATTGTTAGATGTGCTTAACGCTTGCCATTCTGCTTCGGTTTTTAGATAACCGCTCTGTGTCTGCACCCATGCCCACAAGTCTGCATAGGTATCACGACTGTAGACACCACCCAAAAGAGGAAGGGATCCTTCAGGAACATTAGGGTTCATCTGAAAGTATTCAAAACCTACAGGGACACCAGCAGCCTTTTCCTGCGAAGTTACTGTCTGTACTCGCCATACCACTGTGCCATCAGTAACTTCCGTATTACTTCCTGCTCCAACAAAACTGGGTTCTACAGAACCAGTTGTTCCACCTGTAATACACAGTAAATAATATTTTGCATTCAGCTTTGAAGTATAGACAATGTCATCTGCTGCATAAGTAGTTCCTCTCTGTAAAGTATTCACCGGGGAAACACTTTCGGAATGCACATCAAGATTGTCTACATCAAGGTTCGTTGCATCAAGGTTGTCTACATCAAGGTTCGTTGCATCAAGGTTGTCTATATCAATACTTTCTGCATTAATGTTTTTTATATTAGCAGAATTCCATTTCTTTTCAGGAGTACCTATGCTTCCTTCTCCTGTAGCTCTTGGTACAATATTTCTTGTCGCCATATTTTATCTTTCCTTTCTTACATTAAAGTATAGCTGCTGGCATGATGTCGTAATTTTCATCAATGTCCCAGTTCTGAGAAGAGGATGGATTGATCAACGGCATCAGGTCTCCGTTTTCATCATATTCAAAAGTAGCTAATTCAGTAGACACAATCATTGCCCAATAATTAGGATAAACCACAGGATCCTTATCTGTATTAGCTTGAATACATCTATAGACAGAACCATCAGACAGCATCACAACATCACCGACACTATAGGATTCCGTTGGATCCCAAAAGCTGTCTACTGTTGCAGCACTAATGTAAGCCCTAGTTTCCTGCAGCAACGCATCGGCATCCACCAAAGCTCCCTGAGCAGAATTGTTTGCCTGAATAGCTGCAGAACTCGCTGTTTCAGACTGGAACGCAGCTGTTTCTGCCCTGTCAGCACTACGGACAGCAAGAGCTACATTTTCGTCTATTGTATCCAGTTTACCTGAGATTTCCTCAATGTCTTCCTTAACATCCTCATAGGTCTCATCAACATAATTAATAAGAGTCCTTTGGGTATACTCCTGAACCTCCTCCAAGATATGCAAATCCTGAATCTGCTGGATCGTCATATCCTTAGCCCTTAAGACACTCGCATCTGCCCAAGATACTAAAGGAGTCGTAGTAGTCTCCCGGTAAATGGTGACGACAGTATTGGCAGAAGGAGCTGTGTTAAATACTACTGTCTTCTCAACGACACTATAATCCGTACCCTGAACCAAGACAGGAGAATCATCTTCTTTCACATATACAAAGGCTTTACGGAGGTAATCAAAGGGAAAGCTAAATACTGTCTGTGTCCCATCTGCTGTGTAGGTTACAGACACATTAGAATAACTAGCTATGATAATCACTCTCCTTTACTATAAAAGAGAAGGGAGAACCCACATAAGAGAGTCCTCCCCATTACACAATTATTTCTTCTTTTTGTTGGGAATATAACGATACCCGGCTTTGTTGTTAGCTTTTCGTTGAATCTCATTAACTTTCTCCCGGATCTCATCTCGTTTCTTTCCTCTTTCCTCAGGTGTCATCTTTTCGTACTTTCCGACACCATTGGTAATCTGTTTCTGTTCTGTGTACAAAGGCTTCAGAGCTTTCTTGGCTGCATCATAGATCTTCAGTTCCTTAGGCTTCTGATTCTTTTTCTTTAATCCCTTCATGACTTCGCTGTTGAACTTCTGCTCAGCCTTTTGGGAATCTGCATAGAACACCTCGGATGTCCTGTTCCTAGAGTTAGGAGTAGGATTATAGGTGAGTCGTGTCATATCCCTCCAGTCCTTAGCAGGAAGTTTCTTGTCTTTCAAAGCCATATCGGTTACCCCAAGGAAGAAAGACCCAAGGGATCCTGTGACATCCCTAAAGGAATTGTCGATCTTCATCGGAGACAAACCAAGGGTCTGACCAGCGTACTTAGCCATCTCAGAAGTGTAGATGTCATATCTGTCTTCTTCCAAAACCTTCTGAGCCTTGGCATCCTCTATAGGTCTGTCTCGGAAGAAGTTAAGGTTACTTCTCCATTCATAGACAGGTAGAAGAGCCGTAGGGAGAACCTGAGGAGCTAAAGACTCCAACATGAATTCCCCGGCAGAAGACATCAATAATGCCTGAGGATCATTGTCGTAGGCATAGTCCAGCATTCTCTCAGGGACAGACCCTAAGATGTAACCTAACAGTTCAGGCTTAGGAAACCTGAGGATTACCCCATCGGCTACTTC